GCCATTGATCCAAGCACCGATATTGTCGGCGTTGCACTCGTCACTGTAGATCGTGGGGGCCCTATCCTCGCCAAATCTGCGGCCTTCGATGGATTTGAACTCACAGGGCATCTAAAAAGCCATACCACCCTTCGACACCGGCTAGATCGCATTGGTGCGATCCGCTCTGCTATGACGGTCTGGATTAGAGACAATGCACCTGGCATTGACCTGGTGGCCTACGAGCAGCAGACCGAGCGGGGCCACTACGCCACCGAGGCCATTAATATGGCGACGGGCGCGTTTCTGTGCCTTCCGCGCCTGGCCGGAGTCCCACTGGAGGGAGTTGCCCGTGTCTCTGCCTGCGCAGCCGTCGGCGCAAGTGGAGTGTACCGAGAGAAAGCGGGCACTACATCTGCCGAGAAGACGGCCAAGAAAAAGCGACTCAAGCAGGCTGTGATCGAGGGAGTAAACGCGCTTTGTAACCTCCAGCTCGATCCTACCCAGGATGCAAAAGCGGATGCCATTGCCGTAGGGGTTGTCGCCGGGCGCAAGGCATGGGCGGAGATCAAGGCTAAAGAGGCAAAAGCGGGGCAGGGGAGCCTGAAGCTGCGAGCATCTTCCGCGCGCAAGGCAGTAACGGTCTGATGTCTGCAAAGCCGACCATCGAAATCAAGGCGGCTCCCGTCTCTCGCTGCGTCGCCGTCCAAGAGACGGTCGAGGCGCTACGAGTATTGCTTCAGATTGCCGCTCGCCTGGACGGAGCAGAGGAGAAGCCAAGGACCAGGGGGAACCAAAGCGGATGAAAGTACGCTCTAACCAACCCTCCAGCGCCCGGCCCACTTCGGCCCTTCGCTACGTTATCTATGCCCGCTTCTCTGGAAAAGAGGAGGGGGCGTTCGCCTCGACAGATGCACAGATCGCCGCCTGCACGGAGCATATCCAAGGGCTTGGGGGAACCGTCTCGGCGGTCTACCAGGAACCAGATCGCACGGGCACGAACCTGCGCCGTCCCAAGTGGCGAGCCCTCCTGGCAGACGCACAGCAGAAGAAATTCGACATCGTTGTCATCACCTTCATGTCCCGGCTGGGGCGCGGGGAGCAGTTCACACTTGCCAAGCACGAGCTCTTAAAGCACGGGGTGAGTGTCGAGCACATCAAAGAGAGCTTCACCAATGACCTGGGGGGCTACATCGCCCGCAGTGCCACACAGATGATAGATGGCACCTACCCGATCATGGTGGCCGCTTGGACGCGCACCAAGATGCTGGAGATGCTCAAGGCGGGACTCCACACGGGCGGATCGCTGCCCGTGGGCTACGCACTGACTCCCGCCTACGACCTGGCCGCACCGGGCAAGCGCATACCCAAGCGTATCACGATAAACCCCGAGACCCAGCAGCTTGCCATTGAGGCGTTCATGCTCTACTTAAGCACGGGATCTATCGCCGCCGTGCGCGACCTGCTCGCCGAGGAGACGGAGGAGCCCTGGAGGCTGGAGCGCACCAAGAGCCTGCTGCAGAACCGCTGTTACCTCGGGCAGTGGAACTGGGGCGAGGCGGTAAACGAGAGCCACCACGAGGCTCTGATCAGCGAGGAGATATTCCACGCCGTGCAGGTTAAGCTCAGCGAGAAGCGGCAAAACGCTCGCAACCCAGAGCATTGCAATGCCGCGCGTCGGGATTCTGACAATCTGCTTGTGGGGCGGGTGCGTTGCGCCTGTGGTCAGTCCATGCCGCCCGGAGCCGCCAAAGGCCGTGGGGGACGTTACCCGTATTACATCTGCTACCACGTCCGGCTCGGGCTGTGCAAGGCGCGGGTGAACGCCAACACGCTCCACGAGCTGCTGGTGGGGGAGCTGATCCGCATGGGCAAGCACCCGTGGCGCATCCGGCAGACCCTCGCCCAAGCCGCTCAGATCATGGGAGATCCTAAAGAGCTACGCGATGCCCACCGCGCCGCACTGCGCCGCGTCAAGACGGAAGAGGAGGCGGTGCGGCGACTGACGGGAGATCTCGCAGGAAACCTCGGTGGGGCTGCTCGGCAAATATTGTTGCGTGAGCTGGACACGCGGGCAACCCAGGCCGAGCTACTGCGCATTGAGGCAGATCGGCTAGATCATGAGATGTCCCGTGCAAGCGCGGCGCTGCCCACTCAGCACCAGCTAGAAGTGCTCCTAGGGCGATTTGGTGAGCTTTGGGAAGCTGCTACAGAAACGGAGCGTCGCACGATCTTGCGAGGCTTTGTACATCGGGTGACGGTTATATCGCCCAAGACTCTCTCACTGGAGGCTGAAATCTACAGTGATTTCGGAGTTTCATCGGGCACTCAATTTGAGGTGTCCCCATCTACGGGTTCGCAGAATGCTACAAAACAGGGCGACCTCGCCCTGGCCGCTATAACCCTTCCTGCTTTAAAACCTGGCCTAAAACCAGGCGAGCGGGAGGTTTTACGCCTTGTAGTCTCTGCTGGAGACAACCATGGCATCGCTCGCCGCACCTAACCAGCTGACTTTTACCAAAGAGGTTCCAGAACCCTGCCGGATACGAAATCAGGCAGGGCTTCTGAATTTGTTTTTTGAAGTGCGCCGCCTGACGCGCAACAAAGATCGCTTCTGCTGGGCTACGAATAAATATCTGGCAGGGTATCTAAAATGCTCTGTGGACACGGTAGAGCGATACATAGCCCGCCTGGTGGCTTTGGGCGCTCTGGCAGTTGAGCAGGTTATAGGCATTGAGCGCCGTATCCGCGTTTTGCTGTCTCCAGAGAGTCTTAAAGCCCTGCTTTTTCCCGGTCACAAAACCCATTGGAGGGAGTCTGCACCCGACCTCCGACCCTCCGCAACAACTGCCCGTTTTTCGGCTCCAAAAGTGCCCAAAACGAGGCATGAAAACGCGGCAAAAACCACCCCTGAAAGCCTTGAAAACCACACAGGTGCCCCCTCTTTTTGCCCCCTTGTTGCGGAGGGTTCTGCGGAGACTGTTGCGGAGGGTCAGTATAAAGTATCCCGTAGGGATACCTTGCAGACTCCTGCAAAGCAGGAAGGACAGCAGTCAGCGCAGGGGCTTTATCCAAACCCCAAAACGTCCCAGTCTACCGAGTCTCTTGCTGCTGCTTCTCTTCTTGCAGAATCTGCCGGAATCCCACTGCCCGTAGCCCAAAGCATAGCCCACGATCCCCAAGTCAGATCGGCGACCAAGGACCTGAGCCGCGCCACCATCGAGCACATCCTCAGCTGCTTCCATGCCGCAAAAGCCCGTGGACGTGTCCAGAATGCTGGAGGGTGGCTCCGCGCCGCTCTACGCTCGCCAGAGGGCTACAGCGCTCCCGTAGCACCTGCCAGCCATCCCAGCGAGATCAGCCGTGCGCCTCGGCACACCCCCGCCAAGGCCAGGATTACACCGCATCCGTGCCCTGCCGTGTCTACCGAGCCCAGCGCTTGGGAGCTACTGGGTGAGGTGCGACAACAAGATTTTCTGGAGGCGGCACTGGCAGAGATGGTGCAGAGCGAAACTCCCTTCTACCGAGAGCAAGCACGCAAAAAAGGGACCCGGTCGCACCTGGTTATTTCTCGGGCTAAGACGTTGGCACTGTCAGTGGGGTCTCAGTGAGTCATCTCATTTATTGCTTGCAGTGCGGTGTGGTGGCGCTCGATGGTAACCGGGGGGAAGAGTGACCCGGTGCCCCCACTGCGGGCTGGTGGGTTGCCCGTGCGCCGAGAAGCTGATTGACCAGTGGCAACATTTGCCCAAAGTTTTGGCGGGGCAGTATGCCAAGGGGTGTCCGAATCTCTACGATGAACTGCTTTCCGAGGGGCACTTGGCGTTGTGTAATGCCGCTCTGAAATGGGATGCATCACGCTCCCCAAGAGGGTTTTACAAATACGCACAACAGGCCATACGCTGGGGCATTCTCATGGAGTTGCGAAAGCAAGGTCGTTATTCGCAAAGACAAGTCCAGATATTGATGTTAGCACGAGTCGCGCAGCGGTCCGGGCAGTATGATACCGATCCTTCTCAAGCACTTTGCGAGGAGGAAGCTAATGTCTGAGATCGTCCCCCGGCGGTACCACCACTTCACCCCGGAAAGGCAGACCACCTGCCTCAAGGCGCTGGAGATGGGATACACCCGCACGGCTGCTTGTGCTGCGGCAGGGATTGATAAAAAAACCTTCTACAACTGGCTTGGCGATTCTACAAATTCCACGGAGGAGCACGATGATGGCCAGAAACTCACTTTTGCCCAGCGCGTGGATCGGGCGGAGGCAAGAGCCCAAGGTGCTGTCGAGACAGTTCTGCTCAACCGGATACCACGAGATCCCGCTCTAGCGTGGCGGTACCTGGCTCAGAGATTCCCGGAGGAGTGGCAGAGCCCGGAGGCTATCCAGAGGATCGTAGAATCGAAATCGCGTGTTCGCCTGACGCAGCTGGAGCTGCGCTTGGCGGAGTTGGAGGAGAAGCTTCTCCAGAAAGAGTTGGAGAAACCAGATGGCGGCCAGGACGAGAGCAAGGGCGATGCGGCGGGAGATTCAGAAAGCGCGGGAAGTGTCGCACAAGAAATCAAAATTGAGTACGTCTGTATCTCCCCCGACGATTCGGATACCGAGTCTGCATAGCGCCCAAGAGCAGATTAAGCGGGAGTCCAAGCGCTTCAATGTGATCTGCTGCGGGCGACGTTTTGGTAAAGATGTCATGTGTATCAACATCGGCATCGAGAGCCTTGTCCTCCACGCTCTTCCTGTCGGGTGGTTTCAGCCCACGTACAAGAGCCTGCTCGATGTCTGGCGAGCCATGAAAGCGTACTGTAAGCCCGCGACCAAGAGCGTCAGTGAGCAGAACAAGCGCCTGGAACTTGTCAATGGCGGGATCATCGAGTTCTGGAGCCTGGATGGCGACCCAGAAGCTTGTCGCGGGCGCAAATACAAAGACGTGATCATCAACGAGGCCGCTAAGTCTCGGCACCTCATGGTCGCGTGGCGCATGGCGATCCGTCCCGCCCTGGCCGACTACCGAGGTCGCGCATGGTTCCCGTCCACTCCCCGAGGTCGCGATGATTACCATGGGCTCTGGCGCAAGGGACAGCCTGAGGACGAGACCTATGATCCCGACTGGAAGAGCTGGCAGATGCCCACGAGATCTAACCCTCATATCGCCCCCAGTGAGATCGAGAGCCTGCGCAAAGACCTCTCGACCGCAGAGTTCCACCAAGAGATCGAGGCGGGATTCCTGGATCGCCAGGGTAGGTTCTTTGACGAGTTTGAGGAGGAGCACCGCTTTCCCGTCTGGGATGAGGAGCGTGGCCACTTTACCTACCACGCAGAGCCATGGCACGTCATCGCGTCTCTACCCTTACACATCGGGCTCTGGTGCAACTGGTGGGGCACGGTGGACTACGGCACCAGCGCCACGAGCCCGACGTTCTACTTTGCGCTCCTGGTGCAGGATCACCTGGGCGATATTTACGCGGTGGACGAGATCTACGATGCGGGCAAGGGCGACGACGAGCAAGCCCAGCTCATTCTGGAGTGTCTGGAGAAGTGGGGGCTTGCCTCGCCCGTGCGAGATCGTGAGGGTCGCTGGGAGCTGTCACGCTGGCAAGGGCCTGACGAGAAATCCCGTGGCGGCTTTGAGAGCCTCCCCATGGACTGGGCAAGCACCTTCCCGCCCGAGGACGCAAGCACACCCAGGAGAGCGGGTGTAGGCAAATATGCTGCTGAGGTCTACTGGGAGAGAGGCTTGCCAGCCGTCAAGGGCGACAAAGACCGCAAGGCTGGCTGGCGCACCGTGAAGCGTTTCTTACATGCAACCCGCACGGAGATTCGGAGTGATGGCGAGGAATACGCGCTCCCCCGCTTTCGGATTCTGGCGACGTGCAAGCACTTGATCCGAGTGTTAAATAGCCTCGACGAGGATGCCATAGATCGTGAGGAGATCGAGCAGGCTCCCAAGCAGGAAGACCACCCTGCCGATGCTCTGAGGATGGGGCTACATCGCTCGATCCAACCGCCGCCAAAAAGCCCTGAGCAGCTCGACGAAAAGCTGGCCTATGACCGCAACCGTCCGAGCTGGCTCAAGGGCAAGACCAAAGGCGCAAGGATCAATTGACGCTCCAGAGGGAGCAAGGAAAGAGAGTATGAATAACAAAATCATTATCGCTGTTGACTTCGACGGTACTTGCGTTACCCATGAGTTTCCGAAGGTTGGGCGCGACGTTCCTGGAGCCGTCCAGGTTCTGAAGCGTCTTGTCGCCAATGGGCACAAGCTCATTCTTTGGACGATGCGTAGCGATTCTGAAGACCGCAAGGTTCTCACCGATGCTGCTGCATGGTTTGCGGTCCGTAGCATTCCTCTCTATGGAGTCAATTCAAACCCATCCCAATACTGGAGCCAGAGCCCGAAGGCATACGCCAACCTCTATATCGACGATGCGGCCCTTGGCTGTCCTCTGCTCCCAGGCGAGCCAGGAGAGCGGGACATGGTGAACTGGGATGCCGTTGAGAAGTGGCTGGAGAAAGAGGGATTGCTGTGAGCGAGAAAGAGAAGCATGCGCAGCGCGTCATGGGGGAGAAATGCGCGAACTGCGGACATTGGATAACCCCGCCTCAGGATATTGTCTTGTCGCACCGGACGTACCCTCTGTGCGACTGCGAAAACCCCCAGACTTCCCTTCAGAAGATCTTCGCCAATGTGCCGGTCGCTAAATACAAGACAGGTGGCCCAAGTTTCGATTGAAATTTTAGGATAACCCCGCTACGGACGGGGCTTTTTTCATACCCATCCACTCGAAGCACGGACGCTCAGCACTTGGAGCATATATTTAGATATGGGGCTCTCTTCTCTCTGGATCATGGCCGCACCGTTGTGGATCGTGGCTCTTGGCTTGCTTTGGCTGGCCAGTGAGCTGCGCTTGCTGCGGTGTGGTCAGGTTCAGCCCGGCTTCTGGAAGCTCCTGCGCGAGAGCCTTGATACCCTAGCGCTCCGAAACACGCAGGCAAGGCAACTGGCACGGCGAGAGGCAGCAAAGACCCAGGCGATAGCGCCGAGGTACTTGGACTAAAAACTATGGCAACTGAAAAAGATAAAGCGGCGGAAGCGACGACTCCTGAAGGGCTTCTAGCGGCGGCGAATGCGGCCAATGTTCGCCTGACCGACGAGAACGATAAGCTCCTATCTCAGATTAGTGAGCTAGATCTTGGGCTTGGTCAGTTTAAGGAGTCCTACGAGGGCGCGTGTGAAACAATCGCTTCGATGCACGCTGCCGCAGTTGGTGAGATTCGTGGTCCTATTCGTGGTGTTGTTGAAGACATCGAAGATCTGCGGTCGGAAAAGATTTCTCTCGCGACTGAAGCGGAAGATCTGCGCAAGAAACTTGCCGATACTCTGCACCACGCTCCCTCAACGCTCAAGACAGCAGCTCGCCTTTTGAACGAGGCGATCTTCTCCAACGGCTCCCTCTCCGCCAACGACCAGGCCGCACTTCGTCCTCTGATCGTCGAGCTTCTGGCGGCGGCTGAGTAATCCCCATGCACTGGCCGTTCTCTCGCTCCAAGCCTGCCCCGCTCCTGAATCCCAGCGATCCAGAGAGCGAGCCCGATGCTTCGTCTGTGCAGCAGGTGAGCAAGAGCGCGGGAGAAGACGATCAGGCACTTATCGAGCTAGTGACCCAGCGCTTTGAGCTGGCCATGCAAGCCCGCCAAGACTTAGAGCCCGAGTGGGCAATGTGCATTGCGGCGGAGCGTGGCTACTCACACCTGAAGTATAACGCGGCGACTCGCACCCTGGAGGATGGACGCAACCCAGACGACCTAGACTTCTGGCGACCTACCAACCTTATCCGTGGCTTTGGCTCGATGGCTGTTGCGCGCTTCACCATGATGGAGCCTGGCGCACTCATCCAGCCGCTGACCAAGCGCGACCTCGACCAGAGAGCTGCCCAGGAGCTGCGCGTCGCCGAGGAGCACTACAACGCCAAGCTCGACTCACGCGCCCAGCTCCAGAGGCTCTCGCGCTTGTCCTGGACAGTCGGCGATTCGTTCCTCTTGCAGTATTGGGACCCGACCGCATTAGCCAGTGTCCCGGTCAAGTGGGACAAAACAGGCGAGATTGTCGGCTACGAAGAGCGCCCCGTGGGTGATCTGGTCGAGGTGATCGTACCGGGCTGGGATGTGTACGCCGACCCCAGAGCCGCACGGTGGGAAGATTGCCAGTGGGTCATTCATGCCGTTGAGATGCCCCTCGCCGAGGTCGAGCGCCGCTATGGGCGCGTTCCTGAGACAGGCATGCTGGGTGCGACCAACTTATGGCGCTCACTCAAAGAGGTCTTCACTTCACCCTGGGCAGCTAACGGCCAGGCCGCCAAGGATACCAAGAACCCCACGGTGCTCTTTATGTACGAGAAAGCCACCGCTCGCTTTCGCAAAGGGCGCACGATTGTGGTCTGTGGCAACGATGTCTTCTACAAAGGCGAGCTACCCTGTGGCATGATCCCGCTCTTGCACCTGGGGTACCAGGAGCAAGTGGGGACGTGCTACCACCGGGGGATTGTGTGCGATCTGGTCGAGCCCCAGTTCTCCTATAACCTACTCCAGAGCCGCTGGCTAGCCGAGCGCAATAACAGGAAATACGTGTTCTTCCGCGACCCTAACGACGGCAGCGGGGCGGACATCGAGGAGAGGCTCCAAGCGCCGGTCGAGGAGAGTGGGAACTTTGTCACGATCTGGACGAAAAGCATGGGTCAGCTTGCAGCCTCCCCCACCGTTCATTCGGACACGCCCGAAGCGCTGGCCGTGCTGGAGCGCCAGATGTCGGATATCGCAGGTGTCCACGTAAACCAGCTCATGAACATGGGTGGGGAGAAACCCTCTGGCTACGCTCTGCGGATCGCGCTCGATGCCGACAACACCCAGAACGCCCCGTTTTCCGCCCGCCTGGAGCGCTTTATCGAGGAGCGTGCGCGTCGCCGTGGCGTGATCTTGGGCAAGTATGTGCGTGAGCCCCGCGCCTGGGGGCTCGACGATACCAAGAACCCGGAAGAAGGACGGATCAGTGTCTCTCGTCTGGGGGCTCTCACAGCGGGTGGGAGCGCCGTGGTTCGAGTCGTGAAGGGAAGCCTGACCCCGAGCACTCCCGAGGCTCAGGACTCCGCGATTCAAGACTGGGCGGCTGCGGGACTTCTGGGCGACCCCGCTGATCCTGATACCCAGGAGATGATCTTTGGCCTCATGGCCAGCCCTGCTGCCAGTAAGGCAGTCGAAGCGCTCCGCAAGAAGCGAGAGCTAGACCAGAAGCGCCAGATGATCGCCGCGCAACTGGAAGAGAGGATGTAGGAGATAGGAGAATGGACGAAGACAACCCGATGGACGCTGTAGACGAGCTGCTTGGCACTGCCAGCGCTACGCCCGAGCCTGCCCCCGAGCCTGCACCGGAACCCGTGGGCGAGGCGCTACCTGTGACCGAGGAATTGCCTGTGGCGGAGCCTCTCGTAGCAGAAGAATCCCCCATGGGTCAAGACGAGCTCCTGCAGATGCTCTCTCAGGCCAGCCCGGAAGAGCGTGCCCAGATCCTGGCAGATGCGCGTGAGGCGGCGCTTTCTCAGCAAGTCGCTCAGGCCATTGAGCCGTATCGCCAGCAACTGGGCGCACGGATCGAGGCGGGCGAGCTGAGCACGGAAGCCGCCAACGAGCTGCTCGAAGCGCGTGTCGAGGCCACCACGGCCCGCATGGAGCGCGAGCAAGCCCAGACGCAGGCCCAGCAAGTGGCGCGGGCTGCACAGCTCGATGCGTTCTTCACTCAAGTGACCAGTGAGTTTCCTGGTGCTGACGTGGAGACGCTCAAGCTGCTCTCAGGTCAGGGGATCGAGCCCAACGCGCTGCGCACAATCGCGGCCCGCCAGAGCGCGACCGCTAAGAAGCTCACGGACGAGGCAGTAGCCAAGTACGTGGCCGCAAAAACCGAGGATGGGGGCGCGTTCGTCCCTGCCGGTGGAAGCTCTTCCCGCCTGAGTGGTGGGAAGGTGCTCGACGAGGACAGCGACTGGGGGAGTCTCCTAGGGCTGTAGAGGAACTTGCAACGCGCTTTCGGCGCGGAAGGAGCAGAGTAGTATGTCGGTAGTTGATTTTAGGACTCCCATGTCGCTTTACGACTGGGCGAAACTCTCTAATAGTGCCATGGCGATGAAGCTCGCTAAAAGCATCTATGCGGGAGACATGATGATTAAGTACTTCAAGTTTCGGACAGATCCGAGCTTGAAGGTGCAAGGGCGACAGCTCACCCATGCGGGACTGCCCCCTATCGGTTGGCGTAAGCTTAATGAGCAATCGGAAGCCACCAAGGGTAAAACTCGCGCCGTTGAAGCAGAGCTTCACATCATTGCCAATGATCTGGAGTTCGATGTCGCCGAGCTTCGTGCCTACAAGGCAGGCAAGCTCATCACCGACCCCGTGGCGGAGCAGTTCTCCATGTGGCAGACCGCGCTGGACTTCGAGATTGAGGACGTTTGGTTTAATGCCAACCCCGCGCTTGTCTCGTACGAGGACTGCCCTGCTGGTCTAAAGACCATGCTGGACAACCCCACGCAGTACAAGCTCGATCCAAACTCTAAGTCCCAGACCCCCACGATCAACCTGTCCACGGGCGGGCTTAGTGCAAACGCCGCACTTATTTTGTGCGGCGAGATCGACAAAAAGCTTTTCTGGATGGGTAGCCGCGAGGGACAAAACTGCGTTATCTCAATGGATTACCAGCTCGTTACTAACTGGGTAACGGCGCTCCAAATGGGGCGAATGTTCTCTATTGAAAAAGACCAGTTTGGCAACGACATGCTCAAGTACAAAAAAGCGATTGTGCAGAAAGTTGGATGGAAAGCGGACGGCTCCACCCCTGTGATCTCTGCAACGGAGACAGTCACAGGCGCGTCAGGTGGTACGGTCTACACATCGGCATACATCACCAACACCGATCCCGAGGCGCTAGATGTGTTTCAACCTCAGACCCTCGTGCCTGAGATGCAGGGCCAGATCGGTTCTAAGAAAATGGCGCACATTGAATGGGGAATGGGTCGCCTCGCCAAAAAAGAGCGTGCGTTTGCCCGCCTGACCGGGATTCAGGGCACCAACAGCTAGCTTAGCGATAGTGGGGCAAGGGATGGCTTTTGCCCTGGAGGATTTACAGAAGATGGTTGATGCAACATTAGTTTTCCATGCGGACGCTGAGACTCTGCAAGACGGGGCAGCGACGTATACGGGCGATAGCGTGGTGACGCTTACTGAGGGAGCCGACATCATGGGCGGCTATGCCCGCGCTGTCCTACGATCTCTCAAGACAAGCACGTCTACTGCCACCCTTCGGCTTCTTGTAGAGGGGCGTTTGACGGGAGGCACATGGAACCCCGTGTCGTACTCAGACGACGTAATTACCGTGACCACGACAGAGCAGAATGTCCAGCTCGCCGCCCCGATCAACTCTCGATTTCAAGAGTTTCGGTGCAAGATCGAGGCCAGCGCTAATACGACGGATTTTAAGTGGGAATGCAACTGGAGCCAGACCCGGTACGCTTAGAAAGGCTTAACAATGAAGCGCTGGGAACTTGAGCGCCGCGTTGGTTTGCTACTGGGGGAGTCGGCTGACTCCCCCTTTTTCGGTGAACCTATTTGGCTACGTGAAACAGTGATAGATGCGACCGACCAGGTCGCACGAGAAGCAGATGCCTGGTACACCTATTTTTCTTTGGATATCGACGGAACTACCACCCCCGTCTCTGAGGTGTGCCTCCCGGATAATCTCTACAAGCCCAAGGTAGTAGAGGTGCTTTCCTCTACGGGACAAAAGACGTTGCTACGCGAAGGGGTTGGGCTGGTCACTGCGGCCTATCTAGATCGAGTGCTCCCAAACTGGAAGACCGCGCCTGAACTGGGCACGCCGCGCTATGTTGCTTTTGCGCGCCCCATTCTGTATCTTCACCCTCGCCCTAACTATCTCAAGGCAGCGGCTGTAACTGTGCGGGGCTTTGCTGTGCCTGGAAGGCTCTGGGACACGACAAAGACGGCTCCTGGCCCTAGTGACGAGTTCCCCCTGGCGCAGTGGGCTGTAGACGCGGTTACCTACAAGGCTGCTGAGCTGAGGTGCATCCAAACCGGCGACGGCCAGCGTCTCGGAATGATCACACCCAGAGCCCGCGAGGCACAGGGGATAGTCAATCGTCTGGCGGGAGATTCCTACTCTCGCCTACGGAAAGAGTGGAGCTAATGCCGTACGTTGTTGATGATGCAATTGCGCAGGTGCTGTCGCGGCTCGCCGAAGCGGAGGGTTCGCAAGTGGCGGAGCTTCCCGCAGATGGAGGCCCGGCGATCAGTCCTGAGATTTCAACGGCAGAGCAGATTCTAATTTTTCTTAACGAAGGGCAGGAACGGCTCACAGAGCTGGGCGTGATCCAGACCTTTGGCAAGGGAACGAAGTCCGATGTCGCAGGTGGTACGGTGAAGGTTTTGTTCACCGGATTGAGCATGTCTGTAGCAAACCAAAGGATGTTCACTGTGCGGCAAGGGAGCTGGAGCCAAGGCGACCCCGTGGTTTCGACTCCGGTGCAGTACTGCGACAGAAAATGGTACGAGGTTCACCACCCCATGATACTGGTCGAGGATAAAGCCATTCCCGAGCGCGTGTACCAAGAGGCCGACGGTGTGCTCCTTGGTCCTCGCCCCCTTACACCGGGCACACTGGTGCTAGAGGGCGTTGTCTTCCCCCGCCCAGGTATCGCAGGTGGCTCCTTTGCCGACTTGCCGGTAGAGATCGCCCCCCGCCTTATCGCATATGCCTGCGCGATGCTCACCAAGCAAAATGGTGCGGAGACAGCTCTGGCGGCAGTGTTGCCTATCTGGGAAGCAGAGTGGCGTGGCGCTCCTGTGCCACGGAGGACACGCCGCGATGCCTGACATCCGCATCAGTGAGACCGGGTTTAAAGGAATCAATGAGTCAATTGCCCCGGAGCTACTTCCTGAGGGTTATCTCTCTCGCGCAGATCATGTGATCGTCGAAGGAGGGGAGATTCGTTTGCGCCCAGGGATTGTAAACCAGCTTGCATCGGTGCTCCCCACAGCAGTCTACGTGCTGGGTTCTGCTAGCGATGGCGCGGGAGACTACCTCCTGGTGGCAGCAAATGGAAAGATACGCAAGTGGGCATGGGCGGCAAACTCTACGAGTCTACCGACAGGCCAGACTTCTATTACGGTCACACCGGGTGATGTACAAGCAGCGCAAGGCTTTGGGATGTTCTGGATTGTGGATGGGGTAAATGGCCCCCGCTTTTTCAATGGAACCGCTATTGGGAGCCTAGCTGGGCTCGATGCGCCAGATCAGCCACTCTTGGAGCTGTCCCACCAGACCCTAATCAGCTCACCGGGCTTGCTGACATGGAGTCAAAACTTCATCACAGGCGCAATTACCACTCCAAGTACATCGGGAGCGGGTGACACGCTCGCCCCGATGAGCTCTATCACTCAGTCCGATAGTAACTTCTGGGACGGGTCGAACCTCACGGGGACGGCGCTCTGGTCTACCCGTGCTGGATCTCCGGCCTACTCTCCTAATGTCCAGGATGGTAACGGGGCAAATGCGGTGGAGCTTGATTCGGACACAGGCTCGGGAGACTCGGTACGCTCTGGCCCGCTGCTTCTTAATGCCGGAAACACCTCTGGCTATGCCCGTGTGGCAGTGCTTTCCTATGAAGCCGCTGCGGAAGACGCGACAAGTAACTCGATGGTGGTGGATGCGGATGTGGTGGCCTACTCGGACACGGGCGGTTCTACACCTATCGCTGGCGGCACAAAGACCTGGCGCTCGCCGTTTCTGAAAAACGATGCTTCGACCCAAGTGCGCCAGCTTGTGGATATTCGGGGACTTTCCATAGTCCCTCGTTCGATCCGAGTGGGCTTTACTCAACCTGTCGCGCTCAATAGCAACCAAGGGGCAGATGTCAACCGTGTGGCGCTCTTTGTCCCGCGCATGGAGCTGGAGATCGTTAAGACAACCCCCGATCTTATTGCGATTCGTCAGGGCAGTGTCCAGGTCTGGGCGGGTTCTGGCTCTGCTCTGACACCGAGCGGTGCCGTAGGAGGGCAGAGCGACCCCGCGCAGGCTCCTCCGGGACGACTCCTGACGGCAGGACTTCAGGCATTTAGCGACATCACGGCGGTGGACTGGTCGGGCACCGATACCCTCGCGCTGGAGCTGACAACGGGTGCGGGTGTAAGCGGCCTTCTGGTGCGGCTAGGGTTGCGCTCTGGTGGGACAATCTACTGGACGCAAACCCTCGACACCACACTGGAAGAGGGCTGGGGGCTGGCGGATCTACGCGACCTTCAAAAGAATCTCACGGCGGTGGATCGGGTGATCTTTGAGATTCGTGAGGATGTGCTCATCGAGAACCTACAAGAAGCGGGGACTGCGACAGTCTGCACGGTAGGAGCGCTACGCTCCCCGGGCAACCTGGCCACAGGGCGGCGCTACTGGTATCGAGTGGTGGAGATTGATTCAGCAGGCGACGCTTCGGTGCTCAATACAATCGAGAGTGAGGGGAGCAAGCCCAGCGGGGAGATACTCCCCGGCTACCAACAGCGGCGAGCGCTGCTCCGACTCCCCGCCAAGAAGAATCCCAGCGCGACGCATAGAGCTATCTACCGTTTTGGGGGTGGACTCGTCGAAGATAGCTCTGGAGCCCAGCCCATTGGTCGCCTTGTTGCAATCGTGCCGTTCTCGTCTAGCACTTTTGCTATGGGGGGCAATGCGGCAACAGGGGTAGACCCCCATGTTCGTGCTATCTCAAACCCTTACATAGCCTATACAGATGCCGCAGTGGACACGCTGGTGGACAACACCCCAGACGGGTGGCTCTTTGGCGCAGAGACGTTTCGCCTGGGGCGCGACAAGCCGCCGGACATACCGCGCTCTGTGGCCATCTGGAATCAGCGTGTCTGGCTCTCGACCGAAAGCGAGGTCTTTGGCTCGTGGCTCGTCGAGAGCCAGCAACCTGCCGCACTCTACTGGAGCCGGATCAACCTTCCGCAGTCGCAAGACCCACGCGCCTCTGAGAAGGGCTTCTGGGTTCGCCTCCCCCTTCTGGCAGGCGATTCAATTGTGCGGCTCTGGCCAAGCCGTGGATCACTCTTGATCTTCGCGGAGCGCGGCGTGTGGGCGCTGACGGGGTCGAGCTTTGAGGACTACCGCCTAGAGCAAGTCAGCCAGCGCGGGCTGGCGGCTCAGGATGGGATCACGGAGCACCAGGGAACGCTCTACTGGCTCACCCACGAAGGGCTGGTCAAGTGGCCGGGTCAGCTCGATGTTCGTGTCCAGGACTCCCTGCCGCCACGCTCTGGAGCCACCGCTTCCGCCTATAGTGCCTCAAGCCTGATCTCCACGCCAGAGCAGCTCCTGGTCTGCGTTCCGACCAATGCGAACTCGACGACAGCCGATACCGTTCTGTGTCTTGGCGTTCGCTCTGATGCCTGGACCAAGTGGCCGGGACTCAGCTTGGTGGGAGGAGCTGCGCGGCCTGAGATCCCTGTTGTGGCACTCGGCACAGCGGGCGGACAAATCGCGCTCCTCAAGCTCTCCTCGGGCGATGGCACGGGAACTACGGACATAAACCCGCGAGCGGACACACGGCCTTTGGGATCGCGACAGGAGATGCTCCGGCCCCACCACTTGGGAATTGACGCGACCATCGCCAGCGGGGAGACGCTGATCCTCACGGTCGCGGGTGATGATCCCAGTGAAGCAGCAGCTAGAACCTACCAGCTCAACCCTCGCGCGGTTGCCCGCTTTCGCACGTCGCACTGCCCCCAAGGGCGCTCCCTTGTGCTCAAGGTCACGGGCGCGACCTACGGAGAGTTTCGACTTCGTCGCCTCACCATCGAGGCGACCCCTTTTTCTCGGAGGAACTACTAATGTTACTAAGTTATTTGATTATCGCTCACTTAATTGGTGATTTTCTACTTCAG